AGCGTGTTTTGGCGCAGCGGGATCGGAACCGGGCTTTGATGGCTTTGCGTCGGGCTTTGAAACCTTGATCTGATGGACATGGGGCAGCACTTGCCCCGGCTTGGGCTTGAGGATCACATCAGAACAGATGACGTAGAACTGGCTTTTGGGGTGAAAGGCGATTCCCTTTTGCGCCAGCTCCCCGCAATGACGTAGGCGGGACAGCTCAAAATCCAAGCGTTTGTTGGCAAGGATTTGCCGCTGGAATGCGTTTTGTGTGTCGGCCGCGGCCTTACAGCGGTTTTGCAGGCCGGAATCCAACGGGATGGATACGGTGGCACTGATGCCAAAATTGAGTGCGTGGTTGTTTTTCTGACCGCTCGGGAGCTCTTGGAAATAGAGGACATTTCCTGGGTTATCCGGCACCCCGTTTTCATCATCGTCGGTGGGATCGTAATAAGGAGTGCGCACCGTGCTTTGAAAGGGCAGGGCGTAGGAGTGGCTTTTGGTGACAAACGGGCTGACGTTTAGCGTTGGCCCTTGACAGGTGTAGCCCGGCCCATAGTTATTGGTTGGCCAAGGTCCAGTCAACTGCTGGATTGCCATGTTGGTCACTGATCCCGTTGAGTTGGCGACCGGGTTTGCCGTCGCGTTTGCTTGGGCAAGTGCAGAGCCAGGCAGCAGGATTAAGGCCCAAAGACCGAGGTGGTATCCGTGACGCTTTGCACGGTTGTTGTGCGCTGAATGTCGGTCTGCGTTGTCAGCCCTGGGCCTGAGTAGCTTTCGACAAACTGAAAGCTGGCGCCTGGCGTTGTCATCTGCCATGTCGGCTTGTCTTCCAGAGCTAGGCCGGTCCAACTAGAGGTAACGCCGTTGATGGTTTGCTCTTGCACTTCCTTTGCGCCGGGAAGCATTGAAGTGCCTGAGTGCTGAACGTTAGTACCACTTGCGCTGTATGTGTAGCCCGTGCCGTAGTTGATCGAGCGGATAACCTCAGACACCTGCGTAGTTGACTCTGTGCGGCTGGTCATCGTGCCCGAGCGAAAGTTGGGCACGACAGGGACGGCCGCGGCAGGTCCAGCCAGCAGCACTAACACAGCAAGCCAGCGCATCAGTCGATGGTCAGCTCGGTGACCATTTGGCCTGTGACCTGAGTGCCAGCGCCACCAGCTGTGAGGGAAAAGCTGTGCTTGCTATCTAGCGAGGCAGCCGCCGACCCGGCCACACCGCCCGAGCTTGTAGTGGTGCTCCCAAACAAGGGCAGGGAACCAACAACGCCGCTTGTCACCGTGGTTGAGGTGGTCGAAGTTGAATCGCCCTCAAGGTATGACTGAGAGAAGGAGAAAGCGGCCCCGTCGGTGGCTTGAGTCGCGGTGACGGTAGTAATGCTAGGAATTCCGTTAGTAACAGAGCCGAGCCCGCCAATAGCGCCAGAAGTTGTGCCGTCAGTTGTAGACACGCCACTGCCGCTAACGCTGTAGGAAGTCCCGATGCGGGTGGCTGCACTTGCGGCGGCATCTACGTTGAGCTGAACGCTGGACTGAATGCGGTGCGTAATGTCGGCCTGCGCCGGGCTAGCGGCTAATAGGAAAGCCAGCGGCAAGAGCTTACGCATCTTTAGATTTTGTGGCTGTTTCCTTGATGCTAGGTGGTTCTTTCTTCTGTGCATTGCCACCTTTCCGCTCGATACCAAAACCAGCCATGGCACCTGTGAGCAGACTTGCCACGAAAGTGCTATCCATCTTCATGCCCGGAATAATGTTCAGGTAGGACACAGTAAGCAGTGTCGCTGACCATCCCAGCACCATGACGCGCACTACATCGGCAATGCCAATCCCGTGCTGCTCTTCCTGTTCCTGAGGCTGTTTAAGCTCCGCCATAGTGGATCAAAGGGGTTAGACGGTGATTGAGATTGCGGCGGCTGTTGCAGGGGCAAGCGTTTCGGCCGCTGTATTGGGTTTCAATGCTCACAACCGCAGAGCAGCTGAGGGCAGGGATTGCCTGATTCGCCTCAGCACCAGCGTAGACAACGTGGCATTGCAGCTAAAGGATTTGCACGACGACCTACGGACAGAGCGTGCCGAAATTTTTGCGCGTCTCAGTGCAGCGGAGCGAGCTATTGCACGCCTTGAAGGGAAGCAAGGGTCTGCCTAGACTTTGCCCAAATAAGAGCCAGCCATGATCACTCTCATTCGCCCGATCCTGTTTGCTTTCTTGCAATCGCAGGCGGTCAAGAAATTAATCTTAGATCTTGTTAAGGCGCTTGTTGAGAAGACTGACAACGAGATCGACGACCAACTGTATTTGATGCTTGAAAGAGCAATGATGAATCAGAAGGCTTGAAGTGGTTGACTGGTTCGTTGCATTCGTGATCCAGCTAGAAAAGTTTTTCAACTACTACGATCCCGGCCGGCCACACCAGAGGGCTGCGATCCAAAAGCTGCAGGAAGACCTTCCGCCTGAGCTGCTGGACTGGCAGGCGGAGTGGGTGCAGATCTGGAAAGCAGGCGGCAAGATGACGCCCTTTCGCGTGCCCTACTACAGCCAAATGGATTTGCCCGATGGCGTGCGTAAGTGCTTCACGTCAACGATGGCGATGATCGCGGCGCATTACATGGTTATCGGTAGCCAAGAGGAATACGACCGCATTAGGGCCAAGCACGGCGACACGACCGAGGTGATGGCCCAGCTGCGTGCTTTAGAAGAGCTGGGGCTGCGCCCTCAGTTCATTACAGATGGCACCGCAGACGAATTGGAAGCCGAAATTGACGCCGGCAGAGCCGTTGCAGTCGGATGGCTATCTGACGGAGACATCAGCAGCGGCAGGCCACCGATGGGCACTGGACATTGGTCAGTCGTTCTTGGCTACACGGAGAAAGGCTTTTGGATGCATGACCCACGCGGCCGGTATGACCTAAAGACCGGCGATCTGGCTAACCCAGCTGGCGGTGAGATGGTCTTTTATGACCGAGAGGATTTCCTGTTTCGGTGGAGCCCTGAAGGCCCTGGCCATGGGTGGGCAATCCTTGTCGATCCTCTACCCCCCTCGCTTTTCTAGCTGATCGCGGTAAAAGATGCAGGCTTGCTCAAAGTGCCAGGCCGCTTGCCAGTCTTGCCGGTGGTAAAACTCCATGCCGCATACCGACACTTTGTAGATGGGTTCGTTGTTCCTAATTACTCTTTGAATGCTTGGCGGTGTCATGTCGTCGCTACCTTCAAAAGATGCTTCCCAGAAACACATGGCGCACGATGGGAGTTGGATGCAGGTGGAGTTCACGCTGCAGGAAGAATTGCGAATGGAGCAGCAAGCGAGAGAAGTCCTGACCGCAACCAACCATGAAGAGGTGGCAAAGCTGGCTGCGTCATTGGTCAAGCAGGCTGCCTACCAACAAAAGCTATTGCAACAGGCTGTGCGCTACGTCGCGGAACTGGAAGTAAAGGTGACGCTTGCCGAAGATGTGGAGGATTATCGGCCTTGGTACAAGCGCCTACTAGGCAGCCAGTGACTCGCGTGCTGCAGGGTTTTTGACGAAAAGCCGCATCTTGGTTTGTGCCTTCTCAAAGCGCTGACGGATGCGTTCACGGCTGACCCCGGCCTCTTGCCCGATTTCGGCGTAGGTGTGCTGCTTACCCCCACCTAGCCCTAGGCGTTTAGAGACAGCTTCTTTCTCATCATCCGTCAGTCGAAAAAAAGCCAGCTTCAGCTGCTCAAACTGCTCACCCAACACGATGTGCTCATAGTCGTTGTAAAGCGTGCTTTCGTCAGGGATCAAGTCGATAAGCGGCGAGCCGTTTTCTGTCGCCAGCTCATGCAGGCTGCGGTGCTGCATACTCCGCTGCATGATTAGCAGCAGCGTGTCCACGTCGGTGTCGCACATCTCGGCCCAGTCCTGAACGCTGGGCTGGTGGCCGTATTCCTGCATATATTCCCGCTGCTTCTGAACGGCCTTATTGATAAGGTCCGTGTGGTGCTGCGGTATGCGGATCAGGCGCATTTGGGTTGCCAGTGCCCGTGTGATCCCTTGCCGAATCCACCAGTACGAATAGGTACTGAACTTGTAGCCCTTTGTTCCGTCGTACAGCTCAGCAGCCCGAGCGAGCCCCACAGTGCCCTCTTGCACCAGGTCGCTCATGTCCATGCCAGGCCCCTTGAGCCGTGACCGGTACTTGCGCGCAACGTGAATGACCATCCGCAGGTTGCAGCGGATCATGCGTTCACGGGCACGCAGCCCACGCTTCATTTCGCGCTTTTCAGCAGGTGTGCGTTCGCCGTCCATGTCGCGCAGCTCAAGCCAACGCTTGATCTGACGAGACAGCTCAATCTCTTCGTCTGGGCGCAGCAGACCCTCTCGGCCAATCTCGTTGAGATAGTCCCCGAAGCCGTCTGTGCTCATGACCCACAAGTAACCGCGAAACCGTAACAGCTCTAAGACAGTTCGCCAGTAACCCGATCGAATTTGACATCCTTCAAGCTGTCATGCGAAAAAACCCACATGGCAAATGCCACATGGGACTCCTTCGCTTGCTTGTTAATGGGGATGAAAGGGTGGCTAGCTGCCCAGTAGCTCTCGAACAGAGCCACCGCATCATCGTGAGACATCAGAAGGCTGGCAGGTTGTTATCAGGTTTTAGCGGAGAGAAGCTACCTGCATTGCCCCAAAGACCACCCCAAAGGGTGAACCCAGGCACATCCTGATAATCATCACGACCGCGATAAACACGCACTGTCGTGCGTTGGGTGTGCGCTTGCTCGGCCATCGTCTGCAGCCAGTTGGCCGCGGCCATTGCCTGCTCAGGCGTGAAGTCAACCGCGATGTTGTGCTCAGGTGACCGGTCATTCTTCCGGTTCTGATTTTTCATGATGCGGAAGCGTGCGTTGAAAGCGGGTTCTGGCATGTCAGTTGAGTGGGGTGATGTTGTTTGCCTCTTCAAAAGCCAGCACATCCGCGAGGCGGTAACGGATGCGCGGTTCGCCAGCTGGAATGGCGAGCCTTGGCATTTCGTACCAAGGCGGGCCAATCGGTTTGCCTTTGCGGGAGATGCGGCGCCAGTTAGCAACTGTGCCAGCCATGATCCCGTAGCGCTCTGCTAGCTGACGTTCTGTCAGGTAAGGGCTAGAGGTGTCTGTCATTTCCTGATCAGCTGCTCCCTGTCACTGAGTAACCGCAGCAGGTGTTCGTATTCCTGCTCGCTGATGTCACCCGTGTTTTTGTATGAGGTGAGCTTGGTTCGGCACTGCTTGCCCTCTTCCTCACTGCTGACCTTGTTAATGGCCTTTGTGGCTGACTTAGCCAAGGGGCCTAGGACTAAAGCTTTGGCGGAGTTGCCTTGCTGCAGTTTGGGTTTTGCAGCAGCTGGAGTTGGGGCTGGTTTTGCGGCGGGTTGTGGATCAAGATCCGCAGCGCCAGCGTCATCGTCAACAATGCCAGGGGCAATGCCAAGGATCGCGAGAAGGGCATAACGCCGGAAGTATGAAATGGCGCCAGCTAGATCGTGTTGAATGTTCCGGCCACTATTCGAGATCAACGGCAGCCGAGAATCAATGCGCTCGCCACTGGTATGGAGCAGGCTAGTCACGAGAATTGGGCGGTCTTCGCCTTGCTCAAAGGTTTGAACAACGGCCAACCCGTTCTTGCTTAGAGCGGGAAGCAGGATGCCAAGGATGCCGGGAAGGGTCGCATAGTTGCCGTAATTAGCGCGGCCATCTTCGTGAATGGTTGGGAGCTGTCCGTACAGGCTGCACAAAGCTTTAGGCAGCTCTTTGAGTTGTT